GTTACAGCCTGCTGGCTTCGCTGAAGGGCTGTGACCCGTATGCAAAGGAGCGCAGTTCCGATGGCAGTGATGTCGGTGCGTTCTACAACTTCTGCCTGGACATTCAGGAGAAGCTCATTCAGCACTCAGTGTCTAACTCGGGCAAGTGGTTCGGTAAGGCAAAGTCTGAGGCTGTTCTCCGCGAGACCATGAAGCCGATTCTCACGCCGAGTGTTGAGAAGGTCAATGGCGAGTGGATTCCCAACGGAAAGTATCCGCCTTCGCTCCGCATGAAGATCTCGATCTGGGATGGTCAGGTCGGGATGGACGCGGTTGATGAGAAGGGGAATGCGATTGTTCTGACCGAGGACAATCTGGAGCAGGTGTTTGCCAAGCGCATCGAGGGTCGCATGGTTCTGGCACCGAGTGTGTATGTCACGGGCACTGGGTTCGGTGTGACCTGGCGTGTGGTTCTGGCTAAGGTGTTCCCGCCCTCGCGTGTGGGTGCCAAGGCGGCATTCGCGGACATCAAGGAGCCGGAGGATGATGCCGAGGACAAGCCGGCTAAGCTGGACATGCCAGTTGCGGATGCGTTCCCTGCTGAGGATGAGGAGGAGACGAACGAGGAGGTTAAGCCGCGGTCTCCAACTCCTCCGCCTGCGCCAGCACCGGTGATTGCTCCGGGTGCTCCGAAGAAGACTCGGAAGGCGACTGCGGTGTCGTAATAGACCAAACAGAGGATCCCTTCGGGGGGGTGTGACAAATCATTCGCTCATCAATAAAAAACACCTTTTCCTTTTCGGGGAAGTCTAGAGCCGCAGACGTAGCGCATGTAAATGAAGTAAGCGACACCTTTTTACATTTCTCACACGAGTGAACCATCGGCATCTTCTTTAGCATATCTACCGTGACTAAGCGCATATTGCTACGCAGACACCGCTCAAGGATTGTAATAGGAGTTATCCACCCTTCAGCCAGACACTGCTCGTGAACATTGTCGGGGATCATACTCCAAAAGGTTTCGCCCTCTTCCCATCCATCCTCTTGGAGCAGAGTCCCAAAGGGATTGTCCTTATACCACAGGAGTGCCATCTTCGCATTGTCTTCGAGATTGTGCTCAGTCAAGCCAACACGATCCAGGTCATCCTGTTCGTAGAGCCAATACACATTCGCGTGTGTGTAGTTCGGATCACGTGCCCCACGATAGACCTGCCGTCCTGCCATAGTCCAGAGATCAGATACAATGTTGATATCGTGCTCTGTAATGTCCGTGCCTACTGGATAGACAACCGACCGATCAATTGTCGAGAACATTGTTCAGTTGGCAGATTATTCGAATGTAACCTTTACCGTGACATCGTGGTGGCGAATGGACTTTGTAGCCGAACGGCTGAGCTCATGGCGCTTGCGACGCTCACCGTCCTTGGGCTGAATCACCTGCGAGCATGCCTCCATATCCGCGTGGATGGCATCGTAATTTGCGTCCAGATACTCGAGCACCTCATCCTGAATGACCCACTCAAAGAAGTTCAACTGCCCCACTGTGGTATCCAGCCCGCGGAACTGGATGCGCTTCCATCTGCAGAACGGGTCAAACATCTTTTTGTTATACGCCTTGAGGTGCGACTTGTAGACCAGATACACAATGACGTGACAGCCGCCCTTAGCCATGAAAGAGACATTATGCTTCTTTGAGTAATTGGTAACAAACCAATCCAAAAGGCGCAGGCTCAGTCGAGACTTGCCAGTAAGAATCTCTTCCACACGGCGGAAATTGTCGGGGTCTGCATAGAACTTCTCAAGACGGTGAAGAACCCACTGCTCCTTGCTCTGAATCGTCTCCATATCGATCCTATGTATCAGCACTGAAAATGAGTTTTCGGAGGTGACGCATAAAGAAACGCAACATGGAGTGTGTTGTAGCCGAATGGCTGAAAGATCCACCGTATACCCGAGTCAACAAGCGTCTTCGCCCTTTGATTATGCTGCTTACTCTTCTCGCACCTTCCGTGAGCTATACTCGGGCTCGGCGGATTGTATTTGCTGCACTGGAGGAGGCGATGAAGGGTCCACTTGGAAAGATCTGGACTCGTGACCGATGTGTGCGCAGAACAATCCGAGTTTACGGGATGAATGATCAGCGCACCTCTGCGTGGCATGCTAAGCGTGGTGAAATGGTGACAGCCTCTGAAGTATCCGGTGTCTTTACCGGCGGAGAGACGAGACGCAGTATCATTATTCGCAAGCTTGTCCCACCGCAGCCAACTGGTGGGAACATAGCACTTGCCTTGATCTGGGGCACTCGTATGGAACCGGTCGCAAAGTCACTGTATGAAGCCGAAACAAATTGTAAAATTGTCGACGTATCCTGTGTTCAACATCCCATCCACACCTTTCTTGGTGCATCACCCGATGGGATTATCTTTCCAAATGACCCAACAGATGTGTGCCGTCGCGGACGGTTGGTTGAGTTCAAGTGCCCATTCTCGCGTCCTCAGACAGAGGGAATTCCGGATGCCTACGTGCACCAGATGCAGATGCAAATGGAATGCACGGGCATTGACGAATGTGAATATGTTGAATTCAGGTTTAAGCAGGTGTTCTCCTCCGAGTGGATGAACTCGACTGGAACAAAGGGTGTGCTCGCAGTCTTTGATGACAATTCGGTCGAGTATAAGCCCCAAAACATGCCGTTGCATGAGTGGGTCCCAACAGTGACGGACCGCGAGCCACAGTATGTGTTCTGGCTGTTACTGTCGACAAAGAAGGAGTTTCTACCCAAGGACACAACCTGGTTGCCGCGACACCTACCTGCCCTCCGCGAGTTCTGGGATGAGGTGCTGATGCATCGCGCGGCTGGGACGCAGCCCCCACCGCCTCCACCTAAGATTCCTACACTGGACATTTGATGACGCCTGGAAAGTAATAGCCTTCAATGTAACTGGAATCATTGAACCACTTCTCCGGCATCACAATTTTTCTGTTTGGGTTCAGAAATGCACCCCACCAGGAGAAGCTAGAGTTTGGGCAGATACATCCTCCACACTTGCTCATGAGAAGCAACGTGTTGAGCTCATTCTCATGGATGAAAGTGTGTTGAAGTCCGCCGATCCATGGACGGCTTTGTGCATAGGGAACATCATTCGTAAAGATCACAAACTGTGTATCGGCAGGAAACTCTGCAATCGCACGACGGTAATAGTCGTCGAGTTTCAGATCGTGCATCCAATGGTTGACATAGTCGCCACCTCGCACATGAATGAATACTTTGTTACCGATATCTGGGTATTTCGCAAGAACCCCGGTATCAAACCGCAGTCGCTCCTTGAAGGATTCATCTACATACTGCCAGTTCTGAAAGTATCCGTGGATTCGAGCGTTGTGTGGATTTGCCAGCGCACTTGTCCAATCAGAAAATATGAACGAGGATTCCTGAATGTTCAAAGGAAATGCAGGCGGATTCCGGGCGACTGACCAGTGTCCGAACAGAGAGTTGAAATAGTTCTCCTTCGAGTGGTCTGATTCGCCTGGGCGTTCAATCACAACTCTGCGCCCAGTTCTTCGCCCGATATGGTCAACGGCTGCAAGTTGAAAGAGTTGATTACCTAGACCACCTGCAAACTCGACAGTGAGCATTTATATCAACCAAATACAAGTCCATTTAAACATCTGAACCAGTACTATGGTATATGTCGCTTCAGAGTGGATTCTATAACGTGGTATCAACCCCATCAGATATCAACCAACATATCCCAGTCTTGTTTGCGTATACAAAGAGGTGTTCATCAGTTGTTGAGTGTGGCGTTCGTTCAATCGTAAGTTCATATGGATTTGCACTTGGTTTGGTCGGGACTCCTAACAATAACTATCTTATGATAGATACGGGGCGGTCTGACCAAATTGAACCGTTTCTTAAGCTCTGTAAAGATAGCGGAGTGAACGCGTCCTTTGTTGAGCAGAGCGATCTTGAATGCCCGTTGGTTCAAACAGACCTGCTTTTCATCGATACATGGCACGTATACGGTCAGCTTAAGCGAGAGTTGGATCGCTGGCATGGATCTGTTGCTAAGCATATCATCATGCACGATACAACAACATATGGGGAACATGGTGAAGTGGCAATGTGGGGTTATGATGCGAACGCAATAAGCGCAAGTAGTGGATTTCCAGTGAACGAGCTTATGAAGGGACTCTGGGCAGCAGTTGAAGACTTTCTTGCTGAACATCCAGAATGGAAGCTTGAGATTCGGCTAACAAACAATAATGGTCTCACTGTTCTAACCCGGGTATAAGCAATATTCACGATATACGCGACACTATATCATGAGCCTTACATTTGTTACGGCGTTTCTAGATCTACATGAAGATCGACCAATTGATAAGTCAGACGCCAGGCGCATTGAGTTCTTCAAGCAGATTGAAGAGACTGGAATTCGGATTCATGTATTTGCTAGCCCAGAACATATTGATAAGATCTCTGTTCGAAATGGAGTGGTTGAGCCATTCACACTTGAGGAAACACTCGCATATGCTACAGCACCAAATGGTCTGCCAGATGTCCGGAATGTCCCACACGATACTCGGAACTTTCTGATCATGATGAACGCAAAGACTGAATTTGTAAAGAAGGCAATCCTCTCTGGGCTTCACTCATCTACCCATTATGCGTGGATTGACTTTGCTATTGCACATGTGTTTCGAAATACAGACACTCCGGGTAAGCTTCTTGAACTGGCATCTCGGACTTTCCCAGATCGGTGCATCTACGTTCCTGGTTGCACCGGTAAAGCTACATTCTTATCAAATGTAAATTGGCGTTTCTGTGGTGGGTTCTTTCTCGGTGACAAGCAGTCCCTTCTCGAGTTTCATGAAACGCACTGTAATGTATTTCCAACACTTCCAATCTTGACATGGGAGGTTAATGTATGGGCATACCTTGAGTCTTGTGGATGGA